AACAAGTTACAGATCAATATGCTACGGATCATAGTACCGTAGTGGATCGTGGTCAGCTATATGAACGAGAATGTTATGATTCTGTACATGAATCTATTGAGGACCTGGCTGTATATGACCATTATATATATCATCCGAGCAGTGATACATTAACAAGAGATGAACGGTATTATCATGAATCAGATGGCTTCAATTGTCAGGTAACTGTACAATAACTCAAAAAAACGTCTAAATATTAATATATTCTATATATTATAGCAGAAGGATGTTAGATGAACTCCCATACAGATATAGTGACTAGATCTACTAATAATAAGACAAAAGATATACTCTATGCGAGTAATGCTAGTTTAGATATAGCTTATTTAGATGGACCTTTAGAACCAGTGGTTTTAGATGAAATGTCTTTGGACTTCAGTGTTATTAGTGAAGAGGAAATTTTAGATCAAGATCAGCCACCTTTAGTCAACAATTATCTAACCAGTCTTGTAGTCAATGACGATTATTTCTTTTATTATCCAGTGAATTATCAGGAAATTTCTTTTATTAACTTTGCAATCCAATTTATGATTCTAGTTGCCTTTACGCCATATTTGCCTCGAAATGGTTTAATGTTCATGTTCTCTATAGATAGTTTGGTCAATATACTAGATTTTATTGCCAATGACTATTTGTCAAACTTGTCTTACTATTTTTATAGAGAGACATTCGCCGTAAAATTTATATATTCAGCACTTGTTTACCCTTTTATTTTAACAATATTATACCTGATCAATTATATTTCCGTAAGCGTTCTTTTTATTTTTATGCGAAACATCGTGTCCATTTCCATACCTAACATTGACATATTTAATATGATAGAACTATCTCTTTTATTTATTTTGAATTTGCCGATAGTTGTCAATTATTTGGTAAATACAAATACTTTTCGTAAATATTATTATCTAATTTCGAATGAATTGCACTATTTAGGAAAATATTTAGTTTGCAAGAAAATGTCTAAGGCTATCAACCGTATTTCTAAAGTTTATTTACATCGGGATCCTAAGCTAACTGGCGGAGAACTTGTTAATTTCTTACCAGAAATTAGTGTTCATAGGCTTCTCACTTTTTGTAGTGCAAGTTTTATAGCAACTCTGCTCTTTTATTTTGAATTGGACGGGCTAAAATTTTATACGATTTTGGTTCGTCAATATTATTTCCGAGAGTATCTTAATTTATCAAAGGATGAGCGCAAGAAAGGATCTCATCGTGATTATGTTTTCGATATTATTGAAAAACGGGATTGGATTAGATTCACTGATCCCTATACTCTAAATCGTTTACTTAAACTTTATCTAGAACTTAATCGTTCAGTTAATGGCGGACTTTGTCGCGGTGAAGGAGAATGGATGAATCGTCTTAAACATATTTCTGGTCGAACAATCACCACTATATCTCTTGCATCATTATGTAATTTTGCACCATTGAGTGCGTTGTCTTTTTATTTAGTTGATACGGTCACGAATGTGAGAAATCAAATTAGTGATAGTAAGGATGCTTTGCTCTTAGCCAAAGCAGTGGGAGAAGTAAAAGGTGAACGATTGTTTTGTTTTCAGTATTATGTCTATGTATTCGCGATTTTCATGATTCGTTTGACAGTGATGATTTGTTACTATTTAGTGGCTCAGATAAGTAATGAACATGTTTTATTGATTCTTTTGTTGGAACTGGGGTATCTTATGTTTGGTAATATTTATTTTTGTAAACTAGTCAAGGATGTTGTTAATATTATTACTGATCAATTCAAACATTTGAAAAGTAATCAATTTCTGACTTGACTATCCACATTTACAAGTTTGTCCTAATTGAAGAAAAAACGTCCGAATTTTTGGAATATATTATGTAAGGATGACAATGTTGGTGGCTAAAAATGACAGCTTTTATTTATGTGATTGGGGAATATGGGCGCCTGATCCTAGTGGAAAAAGATTGGATGAAGCATCTAAACTCCCTAGGGGTCGTTTTTACCGGCCCAAGTGGGAAGAAACTCTTTATGATATTGGTGGCTCTGATGAAAATAAATTTTTGATTGCCGGTTCAGGTGAGCGTTATCATTTCAGGTATATCCTAGATTCGGATGAGATATTTGACAATTTAGTTAGTCAATTACAATCAATTGATCCTGAAAAAGTGTATTATGTATTATTTGAAGTTCACCAAAGTTTTGGTCATTCAAGTGATAATGTGCTAATAGAATTGGAGATAGAAAATGGGAAGGTTGAGAAATCATATAGGGTTCTGGATTTTAGTTCAACTGGATGTCTCGATAATACTATTTATCGTGAGATTACGATAGAAAGTGTACTTGGATTATTGAAATGGTACAAGAATTGGGTTTCGGTAGACTCAGATATAGGTGGAACATGGTGTAGTAGTTTTATGATACAAAAAGTAGTTTGAGTGTTGAACAATAACGCACTTAAAGGACGAATAATACAACAACCTATATCTCCACGAAAGCAAGAACATTTTAATGAAATCAAAGCAGAGATGGTAATTGATGTTGGCGATAATCTAAGTTATTTTGATTGCAGAGCGAACTAAGTTGCAATCAAAATAACTTTTTTAAGTTAGGTTTACGGAACCTAAATTCACCCGATATTTCGAATAATCTAAAAGTTGTACTAATTAGTTCTTTTACTTTTACTCTTAGGCTTGGCTTTATTCACGCCCTTGTTGTTAGCCAGGTACTCATTCTTGGATTTGATCATATCTTGGATTAATTCTACTGTTAGCTCAGGTACGCGCTCTATATATTCTTTACTTACCGACACGAAGGTCGGTTTCGGGGAAGATCGCTTAGTTTTACTACTTACCTTGCTAGTAGTTCCTTCCTTAGGCGGCACCAAAATATATGGTCCATAAGGTCCATCTCGAATCTGGTAAGGTCCCACTGTCCTCAGTAGCTTCTTATCCTTTTCCTCTATCATAGTCGATATGCTCTGTGCATCCAGCTCCTCAATCTTGCTTTCATCCGGAAGATTGACTTTCCGGCCATCCTTAGTTTCAACATAAAGACCATATCGACCACTACACACTTGGTAATCTCCAACCATGTGTTTGGTTGAACCTAATAATTTCTTAGCCAAAAGTTCTTCGGTTTCGGATTTTTCTGGCACTGCTGCGCTCTTCCAGTCTAGAAACACTGATTTCTCTCCACCCTCTAAGCGCAAGCACCGACCAATTTTTGTTTTGCCTTGATATGCTGTATAGGTGGTTCCAGCATTGGTCAGGGCATACAACCGAGTCCAGAACCGCGAATCCATTCCATGTTCATCCTTTGTGGCCCCGCTTGGAGTCATGGTGATACCCTTGACTTTAATGTATTCATTCACGGTCTGGTGAAAAGGTCCCCAAAAAGTCTTGAGAACCGAAATACGATCGATTTCTCCCCTAGCGATCTTATCGAGATCTGCTTCAATCTCTTTGGTAAACTGATAGCTTAAAATTTGTGGAAAGTTCTCGACCAAAAAGCTCGTAACCACAGCCCCTAACTCCGTCGGAACCAACCGACCCTTTTGATTACCCACTTTCTTAGTCGTTTCCTCGCAAGAAACCGACATCGTTTCCACATCAGCCTTAACCAGCACCACCGGCACCTCCACTCCTTGAACGTCATTTACTTCCAAATATTTATGTTCTTTGACGCGATTGAGAAGACTGGCATAGGTGCTGGGTCGTCCAATTTCTAACCGCTCTAACTCTTTGATCATGCTACTTTCATTGAAACGGTTTTTAATCGATGGTACACTTTGTTTCAACTCACAGCTGACCAGAGAAGGAGCATCAGCAGATAATCCATCTGCACGGGCATTCCCAGAATTGGCCTGAGCCAAGAGCTTGCTAATAGCTACTTTAACTTGATTCTCATCATAGACTGGCTCATCCGAATTAGGGTTAGCTACCACTAGATATCCCTGTTTAACCAAGAAACGCAATTCACCTGTCAGGATCCAGTCTGCTTTCAGGATGGTTGGGGTTGGTATTTCGCTGGCACCTTCATTGGCAACATAACTTTCAATAATAGGATTAAAGCTAAGATTAAGCACCAGGAACTGAGCTTTAGACATCTGACTTGCAACCGTTTGACGCCAGATCAAACCATAAAGACGCTTTTCTTCCGATGTTCCTTCAATTGTGTCGGGTTCAGTCTCAATATTAGTTGGTCGGACTGCCTCATGAGCCTCCTGGGCATTGGCGGTTTTGGCAGTATATTGGTTCTGTTGATGAATTTCTTCGCCAAAACGAGCCTCAATAAACTGTTTGCAACCTTCGAGAACGACGTCACTAAGAGTCGGTGAGTCAGTTCGCATATAGGTGATAAGACCACGCTCATATAATTTTTGGGCGATGGCCATAGTCTGTTTCATGGTGAAACCAAACTTGTTATGGGCCTCACTTCCCAAACTGGAAGTAGTGAAAGGGGCACTGGGTTTAGAGAAAGACCGCGTAATCTTATGAGTGGTTAGACTCCACTGACAGCTAATGATCTCTCGGGCCAAGGTTTCAGCTTGTCCTCGAGTGTCAACTGTCACTTTTTCTGGTTTTGCAGCTGTAGTTGATACCCCGCCACCACCTTCGAGGGTTGATGTTGGTGTTATTGTCGGTCGTTCTAGACTGCTATCCATTTCAAATTCAACCAATCCCTCTGCTCCATCAGCACCTTCAAGTGGAACTAGATGTAAACCGTTGCAACTAAAAGGGTTGGTGGCACTGTCTAGTTTACCCAGGTTCTCTAACTGTTTAGCAATGATCTCTTCCCGGTCAACTGCTAGACGCACAATAACTGACTGAACTCGCCCGGTGCCTAGATTAAAGTCAACTACTGGTAAGCCCTCCAATTTGGTCAAGAGAGGACTGAGACTGAAACCGACCAAACGATCAAGAGTCCGACGACAGAGTTGGGCATCGACCAAGTCATAGTTGACATCACCTGGTTGGGCCATAGCGTTAAGAATAGCAGTTTTGGTGATTTGGTTGAAGGTTATGCGAAAATATTGACCTCCTTGTAAATTAAGGACATCTCGACAACTCTCGGCAATAGCTTCTCCTTCTCGGTCTTGATCTGCTGCTAAAACTACGGTTCTACCTTTCATTAAACTTCGCATTTTCTTAATAACAGCGTCCCTTTCGGATGAGACTTGATAAATAGGTGCAAAATCATGTTCTAAATCGACACCATATTTATGTTCTTTGGTACTATGAATATCTCGAATATGTCCCACACTGGCAACGACAAGATCTGATTTTGGGAGAAAAGATTGGATTTTGGCGATTTTACCTGGACTTTCAACTATAATAAGCCGACCACCAGTTCCTTCATTGCCATTTTGAAAATAAGTGTTTGGCTTAGTAACATAACTTTGAGCAGTTTTCTTACTTGTTTTTCCTTTAGCTTTGGCTTTAGGTTTAGCTGTTACCTTTTTGGGTGGCATAATATTTAACTATATTTATAATGAAATTAGCTTCAATTTTTCTTAAAAATATTACCTCAAATCGGATTTAAACGTCGATTGACGTTTCTTAAAAATATTACCTCAAATCGGATTTAAACGTCGATTGACGTTTCTTAAAAATATTACCTCAAATCGGATTTAAACGTCGATTGACGTTTATTAAAATAT